GGTAATCCTCCGGGTCCTCTATTAGGTTTTCCTTTTAAAGAGCCGTATAAATCTTTTTTAATTAATAAATCTTGTTCTTTATCGGTAATGTAAGCGAGATGAACTTCTGGATGAGTTTTAGAAGACCTTGCTTTAATAGGAACAGTAATTAATTTTGATTGTTTCATTTTTTCTTTTTAATCTCTTTCGTTCTACGATCTTCTGCTGTTCGTTTCATTTTTTCAATTCCTACCTTCTCTACTGCAATTTTCTCAGCTAAATCCAGTTTGTCCTCAGCTACTCGAATTCTTGCTTTCGATGCATCTTCTGCATCTTCAACTTTCATTTTTTCAACATCAATCTTTTCTTCGAATTGATCTTCTTTCATACCGATATCAGCCATTTTTTCAGCTGATTTACGTTGCATGTCCATAGCTTTTAAATCTATTTCTTGTTGTTTTAATTGAACCAGTGGATCTTTTTGTTGTCCGACAATTGATCTTTCTACCAATTCCATTGTGATTTTCGCAATTCGTTGCGCAATCATGGCATTAAGTTTAATTTTACCGCCTTCAGGATCTTGTTGAAGTTGTTGTTTTAATTCTTGATTTTCGTCAATCATCATACCCACTTCTCCTTGCGCCTGCAAACTAACGTGTTGTGAAATATGACCAATCAGTAAGGCATGAACCATTGGATTAATTTGAACCATTCGCGATTGAATGAAAGCTCCGTGAGCCGTGATATGTGCTTCATGATCCTGTTGAGGAAAAGCAAACGGTATTTCCATTTTTAAAGCTTCAGCATTCTCGATCCCCGGATCTTCTTCCTTAGGTTGAGGTTCAGGTTTTAAAATTTTATCAATATTCTTGGTTCCTAAAGCTTCATAGACTCTTCGATACGCTTCTCTTAAATTATGTAATCTAGGATTCGATTGAGCAATTTGTAAATTCATTTGAGCCATTGTTACCCGTTGCGTTAAGCTATAAACATTAGGATCGGCTATAGGAATAACGTCAACCCGGTCGTCAAAGTCTTTAGATTTAACCATTCGATTAGCTCCATACACTGCGTAAGGATAAACTGGAGGTAAATAGGTTGAGAAAATACCCGCGAGTAATCGGAATTCGTTACGCATCGCATAATAACAGCGCTTGTGTACAGCGTTCATGACCCTCGAACCTCGTTCCAATAAGGCTATAGTCGAGCCTACAGCTCTGTTTTGAACATCATTACCGGTTGCCATATCCGTAATAGCAGCAAAACGTTGTCCTGCTCCTACAACAAATCCTAATAATTGAAATAAAGTAGCACTCGGTTCTTTAAAAGGTAAAAGTTGAAATTGATCTTTAATGTTTCCGCCTGGAGCGTCGACATCTCTAAATTCTCCAGGCTGGAAAGGTTGGTCATCGTCTCTAATTCTGATTCCTCGGGATTTAAAACCGGCTGGCAGATTGCTTAAGGTACCTGCGTCTAGCAGTTGTCTAAGCGCTTGCGTTGCGGTTCGTGAAAGCCCACCGATCATGTGTATGAGACCGAAGCCATAAAATCCTAATCCAGGTAAAAATTTGTAATGAATAAAATATTCTTTTCTCTTTTTAGTTTCATCGTCTTCTTCATAATTACGATAAACTGATAAAACTTGATTTGAGCCTTCATCGACGGTAACAATGTAAGGAACTTTGATTCTTTTATCTTTATAAGGAATATTAGTTCCTTGTTCCACGTCATATTCATCTAAATCTAAATCAACGTGCATTTCTAAAATACTAAAATTAGTTGCGTGCTCTACCGTAGGCGAAATACCTTCAAGTTTATCATATTTTTTTTGAATATCGCTTTGACCCGTTTGAACGGGTTTAAGTTCAATATCTAAATAAAAACCGGCTTTTTGTTTTTTAAGAATTTCATTTTCACTCATTTTGACTACATGAGTGATTCTTTCGCAATCGAGTAAATCGGTTGCATAATAAGGAACAACTAAATCTTCAGAAGGAACAAATTTTGAAACGGCTCGTTCCATGACCGCATCATAATAAACTTTTTTAAAAGCAGATCCGGCCAGGGGTAAGAAAAATAACATTTGATCAAACTCAGGCGTATATTCTTGCATTTTATCCATAAGCATATAGTTCATGAATTGTTGCACGCGTTGAGATTGAGCATAGACCTCTGGAGTTTCGTCTCCAAGAATTTGACATTTAACGGGTCCGTCTGAGGGTAAGAGCTCTTTATAAGCTTGCGCTTGAAATTGAGTCACGGCCTCAGCAAGTAACGGATGGGTTACATTTGCTGAGCCACGAAAGGGACGAGTTAACTCAGTATATTTAAATCCTAAAAGATCTAAACCTTGAGTATAAGCCGTCTCCCAATCTTTTCTTGAAATTTTATCTATTTTGTATTCGTTGACTAAATTAGTTGCTAACTTTTGAAGAACACGTGTATCCATGTCTTCCGCAAGATTTGCATAAAAATCTTGTGGAGCTTCTTCTACAACTTCTTCTTCTAAATTTTCATTAGGTGTTTCGATATCTACAGCAACTTCTTCAGCTGCTGGAGTTTCAACAACTTCAGTAGTTTTATCAACTTCTGCCATAGTACTTTAAAACGTTTGTGTAAATAGCGTACCATTTAACTTGGTTTTAATGTAAGCGCCGCCTCTAGCCTTAACCATTTTACCAGCTTTAGCTTTAGTGCTTCCACCTTTTTTAAACATTACACCAGATCCCCATGCTTTATCGTATAGCTTACTTGAGGTTGCTGACTTTTTCTTAGCAAATTTAGTACCGCCAGAAATAGCATCAACCGCACGTGATTTGATGTTAAGATCTTCGTGTGGCATATTAGAAACACTGCCCTTCATGCCTTTGCTTTTTAAAAATTTAGACCCAGCATAAGCTTTTACCCCAGCCTTTTTTAGCTTTAATTATTGTGCCTACTTTAGCTGTAACCATTGCTCCTGTTTTAGCAATACCTGTAAATTTTTTGTACGGTACTTTACCTTTACTTTTTATAAATTTACTACCTGCATCAGCAGCATCAATCATACGTGATTTGATGTTAGCATCTTCCATAGCAGCTGTTTTTGAAACATTGCCCTTCATGCCTTTTGGAAATGGGCTTTTTAAAAATTTAGAGCCGGCATAAGCAGCTCCAGCGATCTGCCGCTTTAGCTATTTTTTTACCCCAGCCTTTTTTCGCTTTGATCATTGTGCCTCCTTGAGCGGTAACTATTGTACCTGATTTAGCTTTTAGTTCTTTGCGAATTCGTTTTTTCTCAGCCCAAAGGTTTTTCTTACCTTTTTTAGTTTCAGCTTTTTCAGCATCCACTCTACCAAGCTCTTCAATACGATTTTCGCGTCTTGTGTTCGCCATGATATTAATATCTCCTTGTTTATAAACTACCAGTATAATATCATTTAGCCTACTTGACTACTAGTAGTAAACGTATTTTTTACGTCGTTGGTGTTTTTCTTCCTCTTCATAATCAGCATAAGTGGAAAGAAAATACCCTTGTCGATATCTTAACACAGCCTGGGTCACAGTATCTACATAGTCATCATTTTCGCCATGAGGAAAGGCGGCACATTCTTCAATAACTTCTTCGGCCCATTTTTCATCTTCAGGATACCAGACTTGTCCGGACTCAAAGACCGGTGCACTAGCGTTGACTCGTGAGTGTTTGTCTTTTCCTTTAGTAGGTACAAAATCAATAACTGGAATACCCATTCGTCTAAATTCCTGACTCAAAGGTTGGCCCGTGGCTTTTTGTTCAATAATCACGGACTCGGGTGACCAAAATTTATAAGTATCTAAAGCAATTGCTTTCAGTTCTGGAAAATCCCATTTTCCTCGTGTTGCATCTAATAAAATGAGTGCATCAGGCTCATCTTCGGTCGGAGTAAAAATTCCCCAAGTCGTAATCGCCGAATAATCGGCTGTTTCTTTTTTGGAAAAAGCAGTGTCGTAAGATTGAATGACATGTTTAAGTTTAGGAATATCATTAGGCCATTTTTGCCACCACTCCCGTTTGAGAATGGCGCCTTCTTCCGAAGTTGGATTTTGCATGTACTGCGCCGACCAATTTCGAATTGGTAATGAAGCTTTAACTTTTTCCAGTTCGTCCAAATCCCAATATTCTGGCCAAACCGGATTGCCTGATTCTAGAATGGCTGGAAAAGAAATTTGTTTCCAAGAATCAGATTTTGGTTCTTTTTGAGACTTAATTAAACGACCGGTGAGATCGTTTTCAGCCCAACGTGTCATGACAAGAACAATTGAACCGCCGGGTTGTAAACGTTGTCGGGGTCCAGCTGTATACCACTCATAAGCACGGTCCATGGATCCCTCAGAATGCGAATCCTGTTCTGTGTGTGGGTCGTCTATTATAAGTAGATCTGCACCACGACCAGTGATGGCTCCTCCTACACCTGCAGCGAAATACTCCCCTCCATGATTAGTTTCCCACTTCCCTTTTGCTTTTGCATCTTCTCTTAACCTAACGTCCCCAAAGATTTGTGCATACTCTGGCGAAGCTAATAAATTTCTAACTTTACTACCAAATCGAGTTGCTAGTTCTGTATTATGAGAAACTTGAATAAGTTTCATTTTAGGATTTCGACCAATGAGCCAACCTGGAAAATAAACAGACGCAAATTCAGATTTAGTATGCCTTGGTGGCATATTAACGATTAATCGACCTTTACGTTGTTTAGCAATTTTAGTGTATTCATTAGCAATAATTTGATGGTGGCCCCATTCGGAAGGTTTGGTTGCCTTACGATAAATGAATTCTGGCCATACTTCCTTCACAAAGTACATAAAATTGTCTTGGCAAAGCTTGATATGCTCGATCCAGATCTTTTCTACACGTGTTCTTAATTGATCAGTGGTGAGTAATTCAAGGTTCATAAGGTTTAAAAATTCAAAAAAATTTTTAGCAGGAGTCCCATATCGTTTTCTACCCCAGTCCGTGTCTTGATCTTACTCTTTAGCACTATTATTTTCAATACTCTGTATGGAGAACGTGGGAAGGGAAAGCGGAAGGCGGAAAGATCGCGGCGGCAGTAAGGGACCTTCTTCGAGATGGGTGAACCAGGCGGCGTTGCCGCCTGGTTTGGTGGTGTTAGGTTTGTTGTTCGATAAACGTTGCACTGATAGCCGCGCCAATACCAACAACGGTAATAGCAAAGCCAAGCCAAACATTAAGCGAGAATAAAACTATTACTCCGCACATTGCAAGAGTAAAGCCAACAAGTAAAAGAGTTAAGCATATAAACATATTCATTAGTTTAATTGCTCCATTGTTTTTTCAAACTTATTAGACCAAGCATCAACCTCTTTACTGACCAAGTAATCCGCAATGGTATCAATGCCACCATTGTAAGGAATGATCCAAACTCTAGAAATCAATCTATCATCTTTCCAAATTTCAAGATGTGTTTCATAGTCATTGATTTCTTTTTTTATGTTCTCATAGTTTGAAGAGTTTGTAATTGACATTGAACCACTTTCTAAATTTTTAACTGTAAACTTACAGCCTTGTTTTAAAAAGTATTGAACAAGATTCAAATGACCTTGTTTAAACTCTTCAGCTTTTTTTAGTGTTTTTATGTCCATTAGTT